AAGGGTGACTTGATGGTGGCTGCAGGCCTGGGCCGTGCCAGAGCAGAAGCTGATCCTCGAGTCGGTTCAGTAATTGGTAAAGCACTTGAAGATTTTGATGGTGCAGAAGGTCTAATCGAAGTGGTAGTCGGACGCTTCTAAACTAGAAATATCTAGTCAAAATAGGGCTCTTAGGAGTCCTATTTTTTTGGCTAAATATTGGATACTAATGGAACTACAATGGGATTAACCAAACCACGTGCTGCGCAGATATTTAACTTAGACTACAAACAGTCTACAAGAGTAGTGACCACAACGAATATCACGTTGACTGGCGGCACCCCTAGCAGTGTAGACAGTGTTAATCTCAGCACCGGCGACCGTGTGCTGGTTACCGGTCAAACCACTGGTACACAAAACGGCCTATACTATGTGGTCACTGTAGGATCTGGTGTAACTGGAACCTGGGCCAGAACCAGTGACGGCAACGAAAACGGTGAAATAGAAGCCGGCATGATTGTGATGGTCACCGAAGGTACCATATATGCTGACACACAGTGGAAACTGATTACAGATGATCCTATTACGATCAATACCACTGCCCTGACTTTCACACAAAACTACATGGCCAACTCGATCGCAGGTGGCTCAAGCAATGTAACAGTTTATTCAAACGCCAACGTCGTTATCAGCAGTGCCGGTACGGCCAACGTATTAACAGTAACTTCTACAGGCACAGTTGTTACAGGAACCGAATCGGTTACAGGTAATATTTTAACTGGTGGATTGATCAGTGCCACTGGTAACATTACCGGTAATTATTTTCTTGGTAATGTATTCTATGCCAATGGTATCACTGCTAGTAAAATTTATAATGGAACCAGCGAAGCCAACGTTGGAACAAGTGGTGGCAATGCCAACATCAGCATTGGCGGCACAAGTAACGTAGTAGTATTTGCCTCAACTGGTGAATATGTTTCTGGTTTACTGAGTGTAACTGGCAATATTACGGGAGGTAATATAGCCGCCACATCGGCTAACATATCTACCTTTATAGGTAATACCTTCTTTGGCTCTGTGCCAGCACAGCCAACTTACTACAATATTGCTCCGTTGAATCTTAACAACAGTTTAGCGGCTGCAACAAAAGTTCAGTTAAATTTAATTAATACAGGTGGAGGTGCAGGCGCTGGATCGGCAATTGATTTCTACACTTATCAAATTTCAGTTGCCGCTGCCAACGCAGAATCCAGAATAGCCGCAATTGATGATGGTAATTATTCAGCTTATCTAAGTCTTCAAACAAAGACTCCTGGTAGCACTGGTACCAATGGATTGGTTGAACGAGTAAAAATTGATTCAACCGGTGCATCAGTTGTTGCTAACGTAACTGGTGGTAATATTAGAACTGGTGGTCAAGTAAGTGCTACAGCTAACGTAACTGGTGGTAACATATTAACTGGTGGAATAATGAGTTCCACAGGCAACGTCACTGGCGGAAACGTAAGTGCTACCCTAATAAGCGGAACTACGTTAAGTGCCACAGGCAACGTAATAGGCGGCAATATTACCACTGGAGGACTAGTAAGCGCAACAGGCAACGTCACTGGCAACTATATTTTAGGCAACGTATTTTACGCCAGTGGTATCACCGCCAGTAAAATTTATAATGGAACCAGCGAAGTCAATGTCGGCACAAGCGGTGGCAATGCTAACATATCAATTGGTGGAACCAGCAATGTGGCTGTGTTTTCCAACACTGGTGCGTATTTTAATGGAAACCTTGTTCCAGCCACATCAAATGTATACAGTCTAGGAAGTGCAACAAATCGCTGGGCCAACTTATGGTTAACTGGCAATACCATTTATTTGGGCAATGCTGTTATTACCTCAGCTGACAGTGGCGATATTATCATTGACTCTTCGGGTAGTTTTGCAGTACCAGTAGGCACAACTGCTGAACGTAGCGAAATCAGAGGATCCATACGTTACAATACCACAGTCGGTGCATTTGAAACATTTGACGGAGCAGGGTGGAATACTCTGGCCTATGGAACACAAACAGACTTTCCGTTTGGTGATTACGGCAGTGTGAGTGATGCGGCCACAACTGATGCATTTGGAGTATCTATAGCGGCCACATTTGATTGCAATGCAGAAGGCCCATTTAGCTATACCGATTTGGCTGACGGCGAAGCTTATGTCGGCGCATAAATATAGCAGTATATAAGGATAATTCATGCCAACAGTAGTCCAATTTAGACGGGGAACAACCGCACAAAACAACAACTTTCTTGGAGCCAACGGCGAAATTTCTGTTGACACTACTCTTAATGTGTTGCGTGTCGCTGATGCTGTTACACTGGGTGGATTTGCAATGGTTGGACAAAATTGTGTTCAGACTATTGCTAATAAAACATATACTGGAACATTGCTCAGTGTAACGGGCAACGTCACTGGCAGCTATATTTTTGGCAACGGTAGTCAATTAAGTGGCATTGATGCCACTAGTATTCAGAGTGGTACATCAAATGTAAAAGTTACCACATCCGGTGGCAATATTGCAGTCAGTGTAGGTGGAACCAGCAACGTGGTTGTTTGGGCTTCTACTGGCACATACACCACTGGCGTGTTGAGTGTAACTGGTAACGTCACTGGTGGTAACTTAACAACTGCCGGCGCAATTACCAATGGTAATATTACTATCACTGGTGCAAATATTGTTAGCAGCGGCCCAACTTTGTATATTGACCCCAATGGCGCAGGCGGCACAGATGGTAATGTTATTATCACTGGCAATTTAACAGTTCAAGGTACAACTACAACAATTAATAGTAACACAGTTACTACAAATGATTTGGTTATCAATGTGGCCAACAACGCAGCCACATCCTCTGCGGCCAATGGCGGCGGACTAGGTGTTGGGCCAGCCGGAGCCGAATATGCCTCATTGACTTTTAATAATTCAGCTACCGCCTGGAACATGTCAGTTCCGTTGAGTGTGACTGGTAACATCACTGGTGGTAACTTATCGGCTGGCACTGGCACTATCACTGGCGGCAACATTGTTAACTCAAATGCTAACGGTGTGGGCAATATTGGTAGTTCAACTACTTACTTCAACACTGTGTTTGCCAAAGCAACTTCAGCACAATACGCTGACTTGGCAGAGATGTATTGCGCCGACGCTTCCTATACACCTGGCACTCTAGTTGAATTTGGAGGCGAGTCTGAAGTTACTGCCACAACTGAAAGCCACAGCACTCGTGTTGCTGGAATTATTTCTACCAATCCAAGTTACTTGATGAATTCAACTATTGACTGCAAAAACGCCGTCGCTGTAGCACTCACCGGACGTGTGCCGTGTCGTGTGATTGGATTGATAAACAAAGGCGACAGGCTAGTTGCCAGTGGACTACATGCTGGTGTGGCCACTGGCTTAGACATGAGTCAATATCAACCAGGTTGTATCATTGGCAAGTCATTGGAAAATTACAACTCGACTGAAGTCGGCACTATAGAAGTAGCAGTAGGCAGGACCTGATGCAATCAAGATATCGCACAGACTATGCTGGCGAATTTGTAATACTAGAAACTCGATGGGGTGCTGGTAAAAAAGAAGAAACCAGAGAATGGATTCCAAATCCCATTGACAATTATCACCTTTCGGGTCGTGCGGCCTGCATTGGTAGCAATTTAGATCAGTGGCAGTTTGATTACACACGACTACAACGTCACCGCGGCGGATTGTTGGGCAGTAAAAAATTACAGACCTACGGTACAGGATTAGTTGCTCAACAAATGCGCCTGGACTTTGCAGTAGAAACTGACAACAATAATTTAAGTAAAATTTTAGCGACCGGCTATCAACGTGACAACATTGTGTATACCACAGCACGTAATTGTATCAGTAATCCTGGAGAATTTTATTTAATTCCGCATAAACCCAGATTGATTGATATGACTCTTGCAGTATATCTTGCTGCGTTTGATGGCCATAAAGAAGTGTTCTTATTGGGCTATACAGATGAATCACCTGGTAATTCATTAAATTGGGAATCACAACTTGCTGACGTATGTTTGGCATATCCTGGTGTTAAATTTTATCTAGTAGGCGAAAGCACACGTATGCCTGACGTCTGGGTTGACTGTTTTAATACTCAGGTCATGACCTACCCTGAGTTTATCAGTTACTGTGATGTATAAACGCTGGATTCAATAGTCAAAATCTTATTTTGCACCGCTTCAAAATTCACAGTTGACCACAGGCCCGGATGCATGGGTTTGGGCCAAGTGCCCGAATCAATCCAGGCATAGCCAATGTGCTCATAATTTAACGTAGGTCTGAATTCTTGATTGACAATGCAAAAAAACGTATGATATTCAAAACCGGCATCTACGGTAGTGAACTTTTCCAATGGCATCATACGCACATAGTCGGGCATTGATCCGATTTCTTCTTCACACTCTCTGACAATAGCAGTCATCAACGTTTCGCCAAATTCTACACGCCCACCCGGTAATCCCCACGACCCCGGATGCTTTGAATCATTCCGCATGAGATAAAGATAGCGGCGAGTATTGACCGCATAAAACCAAACTCCGACGGCCTTTACAATACTAGACTCCATGTGCCTCCGGGGTAGAGCCCCTGATATGATTTAATCCAAACCGTACCAGTCCATTGGTATTGTATTTCTGTTGTGATATTTGTGACATACTGTATATTATCTGGACTTGAGTCACTGTCAAAAGAAATCACCCACCGAGTGCCATCATATTCCACAATGTCGTTGGCCTTAGCAACCAAGGGTTGACCATTGGTTCCGGCCCAGGCTTCGGCATAACCTTCATTAAATGTTCCGGTATCTTCGGTAAACAAATATCTTTGCCCAGCAACAGCCGAGACTAGGCCTGCACCCGGTCCACTGCGTAGCGGATCAATGACAGATAAAACTGGCTCTAATGTGTTGTTAGGAGTTGACCCAGCGTCTACTGTAAACAACAAAAATCTGTCATCGGTAGGATCATAACTGACATGACCAATCACTTCGGTTCCGTCATCTTGTTCCAGTTTTATATAGCTGATGCCGTCTCTTAACACACCATATACTCCAACAACATTGTGCCACAGCAGGTTACTGTCAGGACTGTCAGGTGGATTCAAACTGGCATTGGATTGATCCACAACCTGTTGCTCACGCAATGCTTGCAACCGACCAACTGTGCCTGGACTTCCGCCAATTAACAATGTTTGATAGCCATATGGAGTAATCACTTGTCGTGTGCCCAACAACAGGTCGTTGTCAAGAATAGCATTGCTGGCATCACCGTTGGCATCAAACACACTCATAACAATGCGTTCAACTACACCCAGTTTCTTGACCTTGGCCGGACTTGATAGCCAAATTGGTATACTAAAGGTAAGTGTGGCTATGTCAATAGGATTTTCAGTTCCAACTGGAATAGTTCGATTGCTCCATTTGGTAGACTCAAGATTACACACAGTAAGACTAGTCCAGTCAATGAAACTGTCGGTGCTTTGTATTTCTAATGCAGGGTTAAACAGCACTAAGATTTGTTCTAGTAACTGCATCTTTTGATTGGTATTTGACGTCCATATGTCCAAGGCAATGGTCAACTTGTACGGAACCGGCATCAAACGCTCGATAGTAAATGCATTGCCTTGTGTAGTTTCGTACGTGTCAGTTGCTTCATCATAGGTACGTTGGCGAACCCGCATGTTACTTACAAAGTTAGGCTCTTGTATTCGTGGACGATCGTAATCAAGTCCTGTGACATAAAATGTCATCAATGGAGTTGATGGCATATCGTTAGCACTGTTTTGTTGCATAATAGTCTGTGCTTGACGACTAGCATCGCCGTACCGAACGGGCACACGAATTAGTGTGTCGTTTTTGCCAGATTCGTTGCGGCCATACTCGACACTGAAGTTACTGAAGATTCTGGCAAACTGTAGTAAGAAGCGACGTATTTGTTGATCGTAAAAAAATTGTGCCATTTATCGTCCTGGAGGTCTTGGGTTGGGTGGTGTAATGTTGCCGCCTTGGTTGCCGTTGTCGGCCTGTGGCTTGAGTATTTGACTTAAACTTTGACGACTTGGGATATTGCCTTGATCTGTGGTAGCAACAGTGTATGTATTGTTAACAAAGCTGGCACGTTGAGTCAATGCACCTGACGCCAAGTCAAGATCAGTGCGGACATTGTCTTCGATCTTGACCCAACTTGCACCACTGAATCTAAACAAACGATTGGGGAAATAATCCAAACGCAGGGCATAATCGCCGGCAGCTGGATTAGGAGGAAAACTTACACCTGGTGTTACAGGCAGTCCGTTGGGTGCTTGTCCATCACCAGTTAGATAACCCATGGTATAGCCAAAGCTCTTGGGTGTGGTTCCCTCACCGGGTGAGGTGCTGTCTACTGTAGGATAAGTGTCGTCGGCAGTAAGACCAGCACCAGCAGGTTGTCCGTCGGCGGTTGGTAATATATAAAATTTTGTAACGTCGTATCCACTGAGCGGAACATCAGCCTGTGCTTGTACCAGTAACGCATCATTAATTTCCAGATCTTTGGGCCTGGTACTCATTTGATCGCCCACTGTGGTAGGCGTGGTTACTGGTTGCCAGTAATCTGTGTCAGTAATATCAGTTCCGGGTGGAACGTTTTGTTGTGCAACATAATAGGTACCACCGTTGTTGACTGTTTCGCCAGAAGGATAAAAATTGCCAGGATCCCATATGTTTTCCGGCATAAACGGCTGGTTGATGATTTGGCTATATTCTTGAGCATTGACCAGCGGCGTGGCTTTGATACGCCACAAGTGCGGTAACCAAGTTTGGCTAAATCCTTCACTGGCATAGTTGCCATCCTGTATCACATAATATCTAGGTAGTGCGTTAGGAATTGCACGATTCAATGGATGGTAGTCTTTTAAGTTAGGAACTTCAATAACATCACCTACCATGAGCTTGCGACCAAACGTGTCAATCATGTTGTTGTAGTGAAATGTGATAAACAAGGTATCGTTGTTTAAGAACAGGCCAAATTGTGTCAAATCAAAATCGACATCTTGCGTACGATAAACACCACGCATGATATACACGTCTGGATCGTAGGCTCGGTCTCGATTTTCTAACAATAACAAATCTTCGATAAACAACGGATTAGTAGTGTCGTAAGTGGGCAGGGTAGCATCACCTGGCGTGTTGGCCTGTTCCGGGTCTACTATAGGTCCCAGGTATTTGTGAACATAAATGTCAATTCCGCCAACAGTAAACATCTCTTTGATAGTTCGATCAAAGAATCGGTAGTCAGCAGTTCTGTTTGGGCGGTAAAGACTCAGGCGTGGAATTTTAATTCTCCTATATCTTGTATTTATGGGTTTGATTGACTTGTAATTCAAAAGCTCGTATAATTACACGCATGGACGAACTATTTCAACGCTTAGACCGGTCAGAACGAGCCATAGCCAACGTCAAAAATAAAGTGGCCCGTAAAGACTTGTTAAAAATGGTTCGGGCAATAGATCATGCTATTACAGCCGCAGATATGGAAAGTGTAGAATGCCGAAGAACACGCAAGGAAACATTACGGTATCGAGAGTTGGTTAAAAAGGTAAACGATCTACTTACAAACCTAGAACAGCACATAACCTTTGCTAGTTTGCTTGGTTGACAAACGGGCAATTTTCACATATAATACATGTATGGCTAAAACAAACGAAATCAAACGACTAAACCCCAAGGGTGCTGACACCAAATACCTTGGCTCTGAACCCGAATGGCCGACGCAACCTGCTGATGAAAATCGTGTCAGTGCCTTGGCCAATGGATTCCATTGGTACAACTACCATTACGGTAAAAAAGATGCCAAGGATATGTTGTGTCATTATTTAGAGCACAACGGTCGCACAAAAGATGCTCGAACAATGCGTGGCATTCCTGACAGTCAAATTCGACTTACACCAGCCTGGGTGTGTCGTATGACCTTGCTTGGACTGATGTTAAAAGAGCACGAGCAGACCAATATCAATGAGCAATTAAATGACATGCTCAATTCCAAACAAGAGGCCAAGCGGGCCCAGGCAGATGTTGACGCTGATGCCGCAGTAGCACGACTCACAATTCAAGATCACCTGCGTGAAAAAGTAAGTGAATGTTGTGGCGAATTAGAAGGCATGTTTGATAATTTTATTGACGCAGGCGCCAAGATGTCGGCGGATTTTAAACCACTGATGTTAATACGTGGACTCAATATTAGCCCCAACATGATCAGCACAGTCGCTAGAGTTTGGGAATTAAGACTAGCCGAATTCAGCGAAGTGTTAGAAGGCACGGACCCTCAGTTGGTTGAAGGATACAGCCCTCTCACAAAAAAACAACATCGTAATT